TATAAACGCATATAGGAAGTTACCTTCTTTCTTTAGGCCATTGTCGGATGTTCCTTTAACAGGAAAGGTTCCAGCAACTGGTCTTAAGTTCTCTACAGGTAAATTAGAACTAGACGAAGAAGAGTTGATGTCAGGTATTGATTTCAGATCTTCTGGTGTTACGGCTTATGATGGTCAAAAACTAGGATACTATCTACACGATGAGATTGGTAAGGTAACACTATTAGACATTAGGGATAGATGGAATGTCGTTAAGTATTGTTTACTTGACGATCAAGGTAAGATAATAGGAAAGTCTTTCCATACAACAACGGTAGAGGAAATGGAAGCAGGTGGTAGTCAGATGTTGGACTTATGGAAGAACTCAAACCAATATGAAAAGAAAGGAAAGAGAACAGCCAGCGGTCTTGCTAGATTCTTTGTGGCAGCAGATGAAACAAGACATCTTCATCCAAGATATGGTATAGCAAATAAAGAATTAGCTAGAGCTGAGATATTAGAAGAAAGGGAGTCTTTGAAAGAAGATCCTAGAGCTTTATCTTCTGCAAAAAGAAAGGAACCGCTAGATGAGAAAGAAGCGTTTCAATCAGATAGTTCTGTTTGTGTATATAATCCAATATTATTAAACGATAGGCTAGATATATTAAAGTGGAGCAAGTCTAGATTAAAGAAAGGAAACTTCCAATGGAAAGATGGAGTTAGAGATTCTGAGGTTGAGTTTAGAGAAAGTGTAAACGGTAGATTTTTAATTGCCGAGATGCCAGCTAAGCCAAATGCTTTTGAAAAGAAAGGAAGTGTTATCAAGCCTATGAATAGTTCTATGTATTCAGCAGGTGTCGATCCATTCTCTCACCAAACGGTAAGCAAGTCTCACGAATCAAGAGCTTCTAACGGAGCTATGGTTATATTTAAAAAAGCAAACCCATTATCTCCTACTGAGTACGATATGAGTCCTGTTCTTTACTATTGTAATCGCCCAGATTCGCCTGAAACCTTTTATGAGGACGTACGTATGGCTTTGTGCTTTTATGGCTGTAATGCGCTTATAGAGAACAATAAACCAGGTATTATTTATTACCTTGAGGAGAAAGGCTGTGCAGACTTTTGCTTTATGCCTCCAGATAAGACCACAAGGGGTTTGTCAGCTACATTAAAGACGACTACGTATATGGCCGAGCTAACGGACCAGTACATAAATGACCACATAAACAATGTTTGGTTTGAGGGGCTTATAGAGGAATGGTTACAATTTGACCCAGGCGATACGACCAAGTCGGATAGCGCAATGGCAGCAGGTTATGCACTTATGTTAATTAATAACCATAAGTATAATCCAAAGGTCGGAAAGAAAGAAGATATTGATGTTTTGAACGTATTACCATTCTTAAGGGGAAAGAGCTCTAGCAACCTTTTGGGCAAAAAACTAGGTTTTTAAAGCGTATTATATCAACACAACTAATAAGACGAGATGTCAGCAGAAATAATTAGCAATGCAAGGACCTTATTCCCAAACGAGGATGTAAGCCCTAAAGAAAAAGAATCAAAAGAGTGGTTAATGCAATTTGCGCAAGCAGCATTTAACTCCTACGGAGACACACCATTTGGCTCAATCGGTTATAGATCTAGAGACAAATATGAGTGGATTAAAACATACGCTCAAGGTCGTCAATCTATAGAAAGATACAAAAGAGTATTAACACCAGATCAAGATCCCAATAACAATAACCTTGTTGTTGACTGGTCTGTATTGCCTATTATACCTAAGTTCAGAAGAACAGCTTTAGGATTATTAGAGAAACAAAACTATGATATTCAAATAGATCCAGTGGATCCGTTTGCTCAATCAGAGAAGGATATGCTAGTTGCTGAAATGAAAGCAAAAGCTATTCTTAGAGAAGAATTTAAAAAACAAGGAAGACCAGATCTAGCGGAAAGTGCAGCAATTATGGCTAACCCTGGAGAGCCAGATGATTTAGATGGAATTGAAGTTGCTGAATTAGGTATGCGTCATAAGACATCTATGGAAGCTGAGTTAGTAGTTGAGTTGGTGTTTGACCAAAACGATTACGAAGGACAACGTAGACAACAATTACAAGATCAGTTTGACTATGGTGTTGCTATATTTAAAGATTACGAACAAGATGGTTTAGTAGGATTTAGAAGAGTAGACCCTAGAAGATTCTTATCTAATTTCTGTACATACCCTGACTTTAGAGATTTAAGATATGCAGGTGAGGTATTAGAGGTTCCTGTTGCTCAATTAATTCAAATGAGCAATGGTGAGTTAACCAAAGAAGATATTGAGTTTATTTATAAGTATGCAAACGCAAATCAATGGCGTGGAAATATGCCAGTAGGTAATGCATACTATGGTACATATAATGACTTTTGGAATAAAGGAAAGGTTCAAGTATTGGATCTTGAGATTATGTCTACAGATGATTTAGTTAGAGAAGAAAGAGTTGACCGTAGAGGAAATACTATTTTTGGAAGAGCTGGATTTGAAGATACAAATAATAAAAAACAAAAGTTTAAAAGAAAACAAGTTGTAGGTATATATAGAGTTAAATGGATTGTTGGAACTAACATTTGCTTTGACTATGGTAAACAATGGAACATTAAACGTGATCCAATTAACATAGCAAGAGCTAAATCTAGTTTCCATATCGCTCCAGTTGATTTCTTTGATATGAAGACATTTAGCCGTATGGAAGCAATTATTCCTTACGCTGATGCAATTCAGTTGGCATTTTATAGATTACAACACGAATTAAATACCGCTGTTCCACGTGGTTTTAATATTAACCTTGCAGCCTTAGAAGAAGTAAGTTTATCTGGTGGAGGAAAAGCTATGAGTCCTTCTGATATCATTGATTTGTATTTACAAAGAGGTGTGTTAGTCAGTCGTTCAGTAGCAGCAGATGGAAGACAAGTTCCTCCAGCTATTAACCAGTTAGAAGGTGGTGTAGGTAATGCTATTTCTGAATATTGGAATATGATTAATAATAATCTAGATATGATTCGTCAGACTCTAGGTTTAAATGAACTTACAGACGGTTCAACGCCTAATCCTAAGTTCTTAACTACAGTTGCACAATTAGCTGCATCTGGAACTAATAATGCGTTAAGCGATATTAGCTATGCAGATAGAGCTATTGCTCAATCGCTAGCTGAAGCAGTTGTTATTCGTGTGCAAGATGTAATTAAAAGAGGTGGTGGTGAAGCTTATGATAATTCATTAGGCTTAGGAACTGTAGAGCTATTAAAACGCTCACAAGAGATTTCTAAATACACTTATGGTATTTCAATTGTAGACAAACCTACAGCTGAAGAAAAGGCTAAATTAGATGAGTTAGTTAAAGTTGCTTTACAATCTGGTCAAGTTAATATTGATGATGTTATACGTTTAAATAACATTCAAAATATTAAACAAGCAGAATTATTCTTAGCTTATAAAGTTAAAAAGAATAACGAGAAGAAGCAACAAGAAGCAATGCAAGCTCAACAAATGAATGGTCAGATCCAACAACAATCTGCTATGGTAGCTGAGCAAGCTAAACAACAAACTATCCAAATGGAATACCAAATGAAGTCTGAACTTGAAAAGGTAAAGGCGGATATGGAAGCTCGTTTAATTGAATTGCGTGGTCAGTTTGATTTAGAGAGAGAAAGAATTTCTGCAACAGGTAGAGTTGAGTCTTCGTTTGTTCAAGCTAAAGAAAGAGATGCTGCTAATATCAGAGACAACAAAACCAAGTTGATGCAAGATGGCAAAATGGAAGATATGGGTGAGATTGACGTTCCAGCAGAATTAGAATCTAGAGTAGCTCCAGAAACAGCAGGAGGTCAACAATTAAACATTCAAGAGCCTTCAGGATTTTCTTTCTTAGGAAATGCTAATCAACAATCTCCAGCTGCTCAAGGTGCAGATATGATGCAACAGGGAATGAACGAGCAAATGAATGCTGCTAATCCAATGCAAGAAGAACAAGGTATGCAAGAGGAAATGGCAGGTGCGCAAGAAGAACAAGGAGCGCAAATGAGTGAGGAACAACAGCAAATGCAAGATATGTTAGCATTTCAGAATCAACAAGGTGCGTAATATATTCATAACATAAACACAGACACAAATGGAAAACACACAAGAAACGGCACAAGTAGCTGAACAAGTAGTTGAACAAACTGCTCCAGTTGCAGAAGCACAAGCTCCACAAGCGGAAGCTCCACAAGAGAATCCATTTGCAGGAGAAGGAAAATGGACAATAAAAGGTGAGCACTCAAGTGCAGGGGTTCAATACAACCAACCTGTAAATCAATTTGAGGAAGCACCTACTGAAACAAAGGTAGAAGAAACTTCAACTGTTGCAGAAAATGCAACAACTGAAACGCCTGAAGTTCCAGTTTATAGAGCAGAAGATACAACAGAAAGCGTAGTATCTTCACAAGAGCAAGCTACTCAAGAACCAATTGTTTTTGATCCTTGGGAGAAGTTAGGTTTACAAGAAGACGATTATGCAAAGCAATTAATCGATGCTTATAAAACTAACCAGCTTGACGAGTTCTTAATTAAGACGAATACAAACTATGACTTGTATACAGACGAAGAGATCATTAAAACTCAGATCGATTCTAAATATCCAAGTTTAGGTGAAGAAGAAAAGAATCTGATATTACAGAAGACTCTACAGAAAGAGTATGGAATAACAGGTGACGAAGACGATGATAAAGTTGCACGTTTGATGATGAAGCTAGAGGCAGACAAGATCCGAGATGGATTAAAAGCTGAACAGTCTCAATACAAACCAAAAACTTTTGAAAACGAAGCGTCAAAATTTGAAGCACAGTTGAAAGCTCAACAGGAGGCAATTCAGCAACAAGTAGAAAGCTTCAAGAGTCATTTAACCTCACTACCAGACTTCAAGCAATTCGAGACGAGCAGGCTTGTAGAATTTGGAGACGGTGAAAACAGAATGAATTTTGAGGTAGAAAAAAATGCTGACTTCTTGGGTGAAACATTAGACCAAAACAAGTTCTTTCAAAAATTCGTTGGCCAAGATGGTCAATTGGATATGAAGAAATGGATGAAAGCTTGGACATATGCAAACAACCCAGCTGCTGTAGAAAAATCTTTAATCAATTATGGTAAATCCCTAGGAGAAAAAAGATTATTTAATGAGCTTAAAAATACTAAGGCAGAGGATGTTGTTCAGACTCCATCAAGAGGTTCTGGATTCGTGATAAAAGCTATCGATGGGAAACCATTTGGTGGTTAAAATATAAAACAATTTTTTAAAACTTTTAAATTAAAACAAAATGGCGTTTACTTACGGCAATGGTGTAGCAGGTGCTACCAACAAGTATACCGCATCAGCGGTGGCTCTCTTAGACCAAAGAGAGATTTATAACCAACTTATCGACATCCAAGACGATGCTGAGTGGTTAGATTTTATGTATATGGCAGGAAAAAAAGACGCAACTGCGGTTCCTTTCTATACTTCATTCTACAATGACAATCTTTACAAATTGTTAACAGTAGCTGGCGTTCCAACTGGAACTACAACTATTCCTTTGATCCCTTTATCTACTGCTGATTACAACTTTATTTTAGTTGGTGATTTGTTAAAATTCCCTAGTGGAGCAGTTGGTCGTGTTCAAGAAAAACAATCTGCGGCTATCATTAAAGTTCAATCAGTTTCTGGTACAGCTTTAGCTGCTTCTTTAGCTGCAATGAATGGTGTTAAGTTATCTGCTTTCTCTAATGCGCAAGAAGAGGGTTCAGTTGAGCCAGGTACTCGCCGTTGGTCAGTTAACTCTTTACAAAACCGTGTTCAAATCTTCCGTAATGCAATTAAAATTACAGACGTTCAGAACGCTTCTAAAATCGAGTTAGAGTTCAATGGTAAACCATACATCTTACCTTACGAAATGATCCAAGGTTTACAAAAACACCGTGGTGATATTTCTTTGGCTATGTGGTTAGGTGAAGTTTCAAACACTTTATTTGCTGACGTAGATGGTCCAACAGCAACTGCAACTCCTCCTTACTTACAAGGTACTACTGGTTATGGTGTTCAAACTACTCGTGGTATGGATTCTTACATCACTAACTACGGTATTAATGATTCAGTTACTACTGCTGGTACTTTCACTTTATCTGATTTATCTGACTTAGAAGCTCAATTAACTGCTGTTCGTGCTCCAATGGAATATATGATCGCAGGTTCTAATCCAGCTGTTGCAGTTATTTCTGATTTCTTGAAAAACTTACCAAGTTCTGGTGCTACAATTACTACTAACGTAAATACTGCAACTCCTCCAGTTGGTTTTTCTTCTCAATCAACTGCTAATAACGGTTTCTACAAATCTGGTATTAACTCTGGTATGTTAAGTGTTAATGGTCGTGAGATCGATTTACAAGCTGAGAAGTTTATGCACGGTGGTTACACTTATAACTTGAAAGCGTTCAAAGTATTATCTAATACTGACGTTATCAACTACACTGGTGGACCAATCGCTAAATCTATCTACTTCTTACCAATGGGTAAAGTAAAAACTGTTGGTGGTGGAATGAACGATTACTTCCGTTACAAATATATGGCTCAACCAGCTCCTGGTACAGGTTCTGTAGAGACAGCAGAATTAATGACTGGTGCTCTTGCTCCAACCCCTACAAACCAAGAACAAAGCTTAACAGTTTCTTGGACTTCAAATATGGGTCTTGAAGTATTTGCTCCAAACAAATTTGCTAAAATTACTAATATCTTAGCATAGTAAAACTTGAGGAAAGGAGGGGGTTCGCCCCCTCTAATCTTCACTTAAAACACACAAACATTTTTTAACACAAAACACAAAACACAAATGGCACTTAAAAAGTTAGGAGTCTATAACGACTTCTCTGATGAATTAAAAAAGCTTATTGCTTTACCTAAAAAAGGTACGCAAATTTCCTACAGATTTTTAGATATATACGAAGACCCAATGAGTGGTCAGTCTGTATATAAAGCCAAGTTAAAAATCCCTCCATTTTCTAAATGTTTTGATCCAGGTAAAAACGAATGGGTTGAAATAGGTTTAGTATCTGGTGTAGATCATTTTGGAAATCCAATTCCTAACAGAGTAAGAAGAGTTTGGGCATCACCACAAGAGAATGCAGGTATGTTGCATTTAACTATTGGTAATTCACAAGATGATGAATTATTCCAATATCTTGAGCTTGCTTCGTTTAATTCAGCTAATGCAAATAGAGATGAAGAGATTCACCCTATTTTAGAGCGAGTTAATTTTGAAGCGGAGGCTAAGGAAAACCGTCAAGCTTTACGTATGAAGAGAGATGCTTTAATCAAAGCAGCTGCTTTATCTAAAGAAGAAGTATTCAATTTAACATTGTTACTTGGTTACGATACAGAACTTTCTGAAGAGGAAATGAGATTTAACATTGAGGATTACGCCGAAGGTGAACCAGAAGATTTTATGGAACGCATTAATGACAAGCAAGTTGGAATCAAAGCATTAGTTGCACAAGCTATTGTTTTAGACGTTGCTTACGTTAGCGTAGAAGAATCTAAATTAAAATGGACAGATTCTGACGGAGACATTATGAAGCTTGCAGACCTTGAAGACGATATGGTTTACGAACAATTCGCAGACTTTATTGACAAGAAAAAACAAGTAGCTGTACTTGATCAGATGAATAAATTAGTAGATGCAAAATTAGCTAAAAAGAAAGCTAAGAAATAACTTAAAGATGTGTTTGTGTTGCTCAACGGCCCCTATTCTTAGGGGCTTTGAGTTTTTATAAAGTGCGTATTATATGAGTATATTTTATGGAAATGTTTGATAAATTAAAAGGGCTTGTTCCTCAGACTCTTATAGACGATATGATTGCTCACGATATTGATACTCCGTTAAGAGCAGCACACTTTTTAGCGCAAGCAGCTCACGAGTCAGGTGGGTTTAAATTTAAGTCAGAAAACTTAAACTACGGTAAAGACGGATTATTAAAGATCTTCCCTAAGTATTTTACTCCAGCATCTGCTGAAGCATATAATAGAAACCCAGAAAAGATTGCATCTAAAGTTTATGCTAATCGTATGGGTAACGGTGATGAAGCAAGTAAAGATGGTTGGAAGTTTAAAGGACGTGGATACATCCAATTAACTGGTAAAGATAATTATAAAGCGTTTAGTGAATGGGCTAAAGAACCATCTATATTAACAAATCCAGATCAAGTTGCTGAAGATAAATATGCAGGACTAAGTGCTATTTGGTTTTGGAATAAAAACGGATTAAGTAAGATTGCTGACACAGACAACTTGAGAGACAGCTCTACTGTTGAAAAAATAACTAAAAGAGTTAACGGTGGAACTCACGGACTTGCAGATAGAGTGGAAAGATTTAATAACTACAAAAAGCTTTTATTCTAATGATCACAGGTAACGAGACGCAGGATAACCATATCTTGCTTTGGTCAAGCATTATATTGAATATTTTAGCAAACTTAGATAAAACAAATACAACATTCGTATTAGGTGTTATTGTTTCTATTCTTGCTATAATTAATTATGTTATTCAAATTAAAAAAAATCTTAAGAAAAGAAAATAATTTATGCGTGAAAAGGTTTTTTATATATTCTTATTGGGTGTTGTTAGCTTTATTACATTTAGCTGTAATCCTGTTAAGAGAGTCCTTACAACGCCAAAATATTATGCGCAAGTTAAGCGAGAAGTTATACTACGTGGAGAATGCGCTAATGACACGATCACACAAGAAATATTAAAAGATACTATTATCTACAAAGATACCGTTATTCACGACAGCTTTAAAGTTAATATGCCAATGGAATGTCATTTGGATACTATTGTAAATGACTTTAGTGTTTACTTGGAGAATGGCAACTTATGGGTTAAATGGTTAGGTCAAGTGCCTACTAGAACCATAAATAAACAAACGACTCACGTTGTTGTAGACAGAGCGAAAGAGGCTATATTAATAGATTCTTGCGCAAATCAAGAAAGAAAGATATACGATTTAAAAAACAAGATTGAATCTACCAAAAAGACCAAATTTAAGTTATTAGCAATCATAGTAATAATGACCTTATTACTGTTTAGAAAACCCTTACTTAGACTCGTTAAGCCCTTTTAAGAAGCGTATTATATAGGAAACTTAACGTAGATGCAGAATGTATCTGATTTATACAACTTTATAAACTTCATAGCTGATAAGAATCGCAGAGGGTATTTGTCTCCAGAAGAGATCTCCCAAGCGTTATCTTCGGCTCAAGTAGACCTTTGGAACTACTATTGGGGTTTACCGCAAACTGCCCAAGCATTAAAGGGTGGAGCGCCTAATCCAGACTACGGATCCAGCCAATTAACTATTGACGCATTAAGTCCATTTAGAACTAGAACTCAAGTAACTCCAGGACCTGGAGGAATTATATATTTATATAACAATAGTGTTAGTTATCAAATACCTGACTTTGGCCACTTTATTGGTTTGTTTAAAATAAACACAACAACTAATGAGATAAGTGGAGTTAATCAATACTTGAACTCAGAGATAGTAGAGGCTTTAAGGTCTTCACTATATCCAGTAACAGTAGATGATCAAGTATTTGTATTTGAGAATGATTTAATTCAATTATATCCAAGAACTACTATGCCTGCTGGATATGCAGCGGAAGTTCACTATATAGGCCTTCCTGATGATGTGGTTATTAACTATACAGTTACAGGTAATACTATTACTATTAATAATAGTACATCTATTCCGCCTCAGTTTGATTCTACATATTGGGTTGAATTAGTTGCTAGAGCACTACCTTACGTAGGCGTTAACTTGTCCGCACAAGAAGTACAAGCATTAGCTAACCAACAAATACAATCTGTATAATGACTACTAAATCACAAATGATTGAGCGTTGCAGAAGAATGTTGTCTGGTGGTTTCCCATCAAACAGAGATCGTGTGCGTGATGCTGAGATTGAAAAGCATCTAGAGTCTGCGATGAACAGACTATTAAAAACAGAAGTTTTAAATACAACATTTAACATAGACGGTGCTACAATTCCTGATGGAGTTGTTTTAGCAACATATGAAAACGTATCAGTAACAGGTGGGCTAAATGACACGTGCACAGTGAAGCTCCCTGTTACGCCAATGTATCTTCCAGAGAAGATGGGTGTGTTTAGCGTATATCCATCTAGCTATCCTGAGTTAGAATTTATTCCTATTCCTGCTGGCCAATACTACATATTACAGCAAGTAAAAGAAGTTAATTCTTTGTTGGGTAGAGTTCCTTACGTATGGGAAGGACAAAAAATAACAATATATAGAAATATTATTGGTGACGGTATGTTTACTGTAGATATGAAAATAGCTATTGCTGACTTATCTCAGTTCGGTCCAAATGATCCACTGCCTTTGTCTCCAGAATTAGAAGAGCAAGCTATCCAAGCTGTTGTTTCAATCTACATTGCTGAGCCTAGAACAATCAGAGACGAAAGCTTACAAGCATCACCAGAGAACTTTATAAAATAATAACAAATGACACCAAACGGAGCTTTTGTATCATTGGATGAGATAATCAATGCGTGGTTATTTAAGAATGGCAAAACCATTCATAACTACGCAAAGGTGCTTACTTTTGCAGCTGAGGCTGTACGTGAGTTATCTGTTACATCTCTCCAATTGGTTAACCATAAAATATTAATTAGAGACTGCCAAGACTGGTGGGATTTACCTAGCGATTACACAGATTACGTAAGTGCTGGAATTAGAGTTGGTCAATATTGGAGACCGATAGGAATAAGAAAAGGGATTATGCCTTTTCCTTATAGTGATGGACTTGCTCAATATAATCCAAGTGAATTTAGTGAGATTCCTGGAGAGATGAATACATCTGGAGAGTGGATGAATTGGGTAGGAGAATCTTGCAACGAAGCAGACTTTTGGGCAACAGATTTCTATATGGATGACTTTACTACTCAAGATCCTATTGCTCCTCCTGCTGTTTTTAATCCTACTGTTTCACCAGTTGGACAAACATATACTCCATACCAAGGTTTTGTTCCTTTTTTCTATTCAGATATTTATAATGATTGGGGCCAATTAAAAGGTAGAGCATTTGGTTATGCAGACGGAAACAGAGTTGACTCTGTAAACATAAATGTAGAACAAGGAATTATAACTTGTCCGTCTAATTTCCCAGGAAGGGAACTTTATTTGTGCTATGTAGGAGTTGGAAATGTAGACTCTATGTCTATGATTCCTAAGAAGGCGCAAGTTGTTATTGAGGCTTATATTAGCTATAAAATAGCATCTGTAAGACGTAACGGATTACAAGAAGCTGGCTTGAGAAAACAAATTTACGATCAGGAGTTTAGATTACTTAGAGCTAAAAACGACAATCTTACTACTACAGATATCAAGCGTTCATTACAAGCTGCGTTTGGCAGAACAAGAGAATAAATATGACCATACAAGCATTAATAAATAAAATTTTTAGAGCTAATCAGACTCAAAACAACACAGTTAGTTGGTCTGGGTCTAATGGCTTAAAATCTATTCAAGAGGATATTGTAGATACTATCAGACAAAGAACTTTCTTTACTGTGCCTACAACTGCTGCTTTAGCAAATCAAGGGTTTAATAATGCTATCCTTTGTTATGTTCAAGACAACGCATTCTTTCGCTGGCAAGCAAGTGGTACACCGAATGGTACTACTATATTCCCTGCTAATGATGGAGGTGTATGGGTTCAAGAAACAATAGGTGATACAGATGGAACGGTAACAAGTATTGGTATTACAGCACCTGCTGCATTTACTGTTACTAATAGCCCTGTAACTACAAGTGGTGTTATAGATATAGCTGCTAATGGTACATCTGCTCAATACATTAAAGGCGATGGTACATTAGGTACATTACCTACTCCTACAGGTGGTACGGTAACCAATGTGTCTGCATTAACTTTAAATACATCTGGAACTGATTTAAGTTCTACTGTAGCTAATCCTACTACTACCCCTGTAATTACATTAAGTGTACCTACGGCTTCTGCTGTGAACAGAGGTGTATTATCTCCTACTGATTGGTCTACATTTAATAGTAAACAAAATGCAATAACGCTTACTACAACTGGTACAAGTGGTGCTGCTACATTAGTAGGTTCTACATTAAATATTCCTCAATATCAATCGGTAATAACCAACCCTGTAACTGGTACTGGCACTACTAACTATTTATCTAAATGGACAAGTAGTTCTAGTTTAAACAATAGTTTAGTTTATGATGATGGAACAAATATAGGTATAGGAACAACTACCCCTAGTTACAAGTTAGATGTCAATGGAACAGGAAGATTCCAAACAAGTATTACAATAGGAGGAGCTGCTGATGCCACATTGTTTTTCCCTAATACAACAAGTGGTCATCAGATGCGTATTTACACGCAATATGCATCTAATGCAATGGTTATATTTGCTAATGGATATAATTTGAATTTAAGTGGTGGTGGCGGAATGACATCTAATTTTGCTACAACCATAACAGGCACAAATGGCAATGCGGCATTAACTGTACAGCAAGGTAATGTAGCGTGGACGCCAGTATTAAAAGTTAATGCAATAGGTTCTACTGGTACGCAATTTAACACAAATGGTAATGTACTTATAGGAACAACAACAGATGCTGGTTATAAATTAGATATTGTTGGTACGACTAGATTTCAAGGTAACTCTTTAGTTTCTTTAAATCAAAACGCAGAAACATCATTAATTGTTTCTAATACTACTTCTGGTACAACTGCTTCTTCTGCAATAAAAGCTATTTCAAGCAATGGTGGTGCTTCTTTAGGGAAATACTCTGCAACATCAACTGCATATAAAACTGTTGCTGCAAATGATGGATATATATATAATTACGGAGCAGGCAATATATCAATACTAAATGATTTTGGTACAGGCAATATAAACTTCACATCAAGAGGTTCTTCTGCTGCTCAAGTTATTATGAATGGAGATACACAACCACTTGCTCTGGTTGGCGCTGGCAGTTCAAATTTTTCAATGAACTCTAATGCTGATGTGTATTTTACTTTTAATAGTCAATCAGTTGTTGGTAGATTTTATGCAAATCCACAAGCAACAGTTCAAAATACATATAACCAGCCAGTAAGTGTTGGTTTTGTTGGCACTATTGCAGGTGGTGATGTTTGGTATGGCAATATGAATGGAAGTGGTGGAACCGTTAAATACAATTGTTCAAGAAATGGTGTAAGCCATTCTCACATATGGTATTATAACTTTTCAGAGCAAATGAGATTACAATATACAGGTAATCTTTTAATTGGAACGTCAACAGATGCTGGTTATAAATTAGACGTGAACGGCACAGGTATATTTAGAAATGTATTAACAGGATATGTAAATAGTGGCTCATTAGTTTTAGGAGCAGCTGCTGCAAACTCTCAAGCAATAACTATTACAGGTTATTATACAAGTGGAGGTGCAATATCTACTACTAACTCAAATCCAAGAAGTTTTAATGTAAATATAGGCGGTCAAGGATATGGATTTTCAACTTCTTATAATGGTAATACTCAAGTAAATGCTGAGTCAAATTCTTATTTTAGAGCGGTTGGGGCAATTAACATTACAGCAGGAACAATTGCTTTACACGGATACAATTTTTCCCCTACAATAACAAGTGAAACAAATGCTACTATATATGCATTTTCAAGTACATTAAATTCTGCATCTAACCACTATGACTTATATTTAAGTGGTGGTGCTAAAAGTTATATAGCTGGTAGTGTAGGTATTGGAACAACCCCAACAGCTTCATACAAATTAGATTTAAGCGGAACAGCAAGAGTTAGCGGAACAACTACACTTAGTTCATTAGGTGGCGGTGGTACACAAATGGTTGTAGCTGACAATACAGGGGTTTTATCAACCCAAGCAATACCTTCTATTCCAACTAAATCATTTGGCGCTTGGCAAGAAGATACAACTCAAACGGCTGCTTCTAGTAATACAGGATATGGAGTTAAGTTTTCAACTCCTGATATTAGTGGCTATGGTGTGAATGTAATTAATGACCCTTTTGGAGATGCTACTTATATTGAAATGGTAAATAATGGTGTATATAATATCCAATTTAGTTTACAATTACAAAACACAGATGGACAAATAAAAGATGTTACAATTTGGTTAAGAAAGAATGGAAATACGTCTCTCGACGACATTCCTGCAACTGCTGGATTTGTATCAGTACCTAACTCTCACGGAGGCACACCAGGTACAATTATTGCAGCTTGGAACTACTTTGTAGAAGCGGCAGCTGGAGATTTCTTCCAATTGGTATGGTCAACTTCAGACCACACAAGAGTATCAATAGAGTTTTATCCAGCAGGTTCTCCACCACCAAGTGCAGCATCAGCAATATTAACAGTAAATCAAGTAAATTAATAAACTTTAAATAAAATAAAATGCAAAGAGCAATTAACCCAGTATCAATCTGGACAAACGGTAAAAGCGAAAACGCTAACTTATTTAGTATGATTTCAATTTCTGACAATCTATTGGATACAGCAACATTCTATTATCAATTATTAGCAAGTGATGCAACTGTAGAGCCTGCTACTGAGACTCAATTGGCTCAAGGTAACCTTACATTAGAACCAAATGAGTACCCACAATGGGACGGAAGTAACAATTGGATTATGGATTGGGCTGCTGAACAGTTGAATTTAACCTTTGTTCCAGGGGCAGAATTGAACTAATTAAAGCGTATTATATACTAAATACCGATAACGATGTTTATTACAAACTTACTTAATAAAATCTTTAATGCCGATCAGACACCTAATAATACGGTGAGCTGGTCTGGCACTAATGGATTGAAAATAATCCAAGACGATATCGTTGAGGAGATCAGGGCACGTGGCTGTATTGTAGTGCCTACGGTTACTGATTTAAACGCTCAAGGTAAAAACAATTCTCAAAATGCAATTGTTCAAGGAGTTGGTGTTTATACTTGGTTTCCTCCAGGAAGTGGCCCAGCAAATGGTAGCAATGTTTTGATGGCAAACGATGGTGGTTTTTGGAAATTGCAAGCTATTGGAAACTTTTTTCCAAATGTGGGAACTGATTTAGCCGCTCCTACAGGAGGGGTAAATGTATATGCTAAAGACGGAGTATTAAAAGTACAAAGTCCTTTATATCTACCAAATGTAACTACAGTTCCATCTGCTCCATCAGCAGGTATTGTTTTATATGCTCAAGCTGGAGTTTTAAAATACAAAGATCCATCAGACGTAGTTCACACATTATAAAATTAAAATATGGCAACTTTAAATAATTTAACAAACTTAATTGCTAACGCAAAAAGCACAACATCTGGAAAGATTGAGTGGACAGATACTTCTTTAAAAGGAATACAACAAGAAGTAGAATATTTGTTCTCTCAAAATGCTATTCAAGTTGTTGCTACTACAAACTCATTAGCAGGTGTTACAAATGATGACTCACAATTAGCATTTGTTACAAGCGATGCAACTGTTTCTGACAATGGTATTTACTACTGGAGTTTAACCCAAGAGTCAACTATTAACTTCCCAGCAGGAAGCAATGGATACTGGAACTTAATTGAGTTTGGTGTTGCTTCTGTTATCCCAGCTGGTTTCATACCATACAGTAATGGTTCTAGCTTAGTAGCAAGTTATTTGCAACGTACTACTGACGAAATTAAAATGGTAGGTGGTAGTTTTGTAGCAAACAAATCTACTACTACTGGTCCTTACTTTCAATGTGGTGATACTGACTCAGTAGGTAACGATGTTATACTTACAATAGATGATAAAAACCAAGTAATTAACAGTAAAAAAGCTACTGCTAACAAAGGTATCAAATTAGACTTTGCTAACAATATTCACAAGATTGGAGATATTGATGCAAACAAGGGTTTGTCTGTTGATACAGCAAATACTGTTTCTAAGTTAGGTAACACATCTACAAGCGAAGGTGTTGTGATAAATGCATCTAATGGTTATTTAGGTACATCTACTTGGGCATATAATTATAACGCTACATCATTATTCGCAGGTAATGGTTCAATTAATTTATCTCTTAATGATACTGCTAACGTAGCAAGTTTAGGAGACGCAACAAAAGGTTTGTTTGTTGATTTAACTACTGATGATTACACATTAGGAACACCAACTTATGGGTTAAAAATTGACTATTCAGTACCGTTAGCTGCTACTATAAATTTAGGTTCATTATCTTCAGGAAATGGGCTTTATGTATACAATAACGCAGCTGGTGACATATATAATTTAGCAAACCAAACAGTTGGTAAAGGTTTATTTATAAATTTAGCAGCAGAAACTTATATATTAGGTACTTTTGCAGGATATGGTTTATCATTAACTGCTACAACAGGTAGACTTGGTTCTGCAACATTTGGTTATAACTATACTGCAACAACAATGATTGCTGGTAATAGTTCAATCAATTTAACTCTTGATGATACTGCTAACACAGCTAGTGTTGGTATTACAACAAAAGGGTTATCTGTAAATATCAATAGTAACTTGTATAAACTAGGAGAATATTCTACAAAAGGTTTATTCATAGATACTAATAACCAAACTTACCAATTAGGTTTTGCAGGAAGCAATCTTGAATTAAATATAAATGCAGCAAGTCAAATATTTAAACTTGGAAATTCGTCTGCTGGTACTGGATTATACATTGACTTAGTAAATAATACTTACTACTTAGGTAATGGATTAAAAGCATTGGTTGTAAATACAACTTCAAATACTTATACTTTAGGTACTAATATTGAAGGTTTATATATCAATACATCTACTGACGTGTTTAAATTAGGAAACTATGTATCAAATACAGGGTTAATAATCTCAAGTAATATCGCTAATTTAGGTACGTTAACCACAGGTTTGGAAGTAGATTCTACTACAGGTAATGTTAAAACTAAAGTGGCTGGTTTAACTACAGGTATATTTTTAGATGTAGCTGGCAATGAGTTTGTATTCGGTACAGATGTGGAAACTCCTGCAAATGCTTCTTACTTTGGCGCAAGAGGTACAGGTGGTGCTACTCCTTCAATAGTTATGACTCAAGACTTTGTAGATACACCTGCTCCGCCAGCTCCTGCTGAATTTATAAGAGTAAGAGTAGATGGCTTAGGTGACAGATGGATACAATTATATCAATAATATATAAAGCTTTTTAATGGCTCAAATAACAAAACTTTTTACAAAAGGTTTAGATACTGATACGGCTCCCCACTTGCAAGAGAAGGAGTCGTATTCTTCTGCTATGAATGTCCATTTCTCTTTAGGCTCTTTATTGGGCGTAAGCGATGGTCAGAGTGGAGATATGAGTGGATATAATATTGGAGGTGATCTAGGGGTTCTAGAGCCATTTGCTGGCAATACAGATTGGACTACTTTATTCTCTACATTAGGCGTTACTGGTTACAATCAGAATGGCGCTAAGTGTATAGGTTACGCAGTAGATGATACCGAATCCATAAGTAATAACACAAGGTTTTTTTACTTATTTATATACACTCCTGCTTTTAGCACTACTTTAGAAAACTCTTGGATAGTAAAAGTCGCTATTAAATACAATGCCACAACTAAAGTAAATACAATATCAATAGCTGACTCTTCAGTTCTTTTAAGTGGATTTTGGGTATTAGGCCCTGCTTCTGATAATTTAGCATTTCAGCCTGAATACTTTATATCTGCTAGAACAAGTGGAAGTCAATTAATATTTACTGATGGTCATAACCCTGTTAGATATGTTGATGTTAATAAAGATTACTTAACCAACAATCCAACTCTTAATGAGTTGTCTTTAATTACAGAGCCTGGGGTTGTTCCATTGATTGCAGATAGAGGATCTGATCCAACAAAGGCAGCTACATTACAATTCAAGGCTGTTCAGTTTATGTATAGAATATTGAATGAAGATGGATTCATTTCTGTTTTATCTCCGTTCAGTATAACATCACTTCCTGCAAGACAAGAAGAAGTTGAAGTTGATCCATTCTTTGGAAATGTTATAACAATTAGTTTAAGTAAAGATCAAAAAATACCAGACAATTGGAAGAAGGTTGATTTTGTTATGAGGTATTTAGACACTAATACATTCGATGTAATTAGAACCTTTGATAAATACGATACAACTTCCAGAGAATACAATTTTGGTATGGGTCCTGTTTATTACACAGACGCTCAATTAGTTTACGAACACAATACAAGTCCATTTTTAGTTCCGTACATAACAGTGCAGAACTATGATGGATCTATTATTGTAGAAACTTTAGATCCTGCATATTGCGCAAAAGCTTTTGATTCAATACCTATTACTTCTCAGTCATTAGAGTTCACGTCTAATAGATTGTTTCTAGCTAACAACTTAGAAGGGTATGACACGCCTGCAACCGCAATAGATATTACATTAACTCAGAATACAGCAACCACTAGCTTTAGTAAAATAATGTATTCGCTAACTCCTTACTTGTTAGCAATAAGAGAAGACTTAAGTGGGTTTTGGTATGCAGCTGTAGTTACTAGAAACTATGGAAATGGTAAGAACTATGCTTTTCCATTGCCATCGCAAAATATTGTTTTTGATGCATTTCAAGGTGGCGGCTCTTATAACATTGTTGGATTAAAATCTACAGACTATACATTTATATCTTTACCTCAAACAATTAGTGAAGATAGCTTAATAGAATTAAGTGAGTCTGAAAACTTTGATCCATTAAGGGTAAGCTCTCCTTCTGGAGGTCAAAGGAACGCAAGGGTTAGAATAATTTCAGAGCTAAATGAACATTGGGGGCAAAAATCTTTGTATTCATCTTTAGGAACAAACAATATATGTGTTCCTCTTTACAATATAGGTACATTTAGTTTTATCATAACCCCAAATATGTGTAAAGTTTTTTCACCTTCTGGGTATTTAAACAATACACTTAACTCTAGAAAAGCTGCATTCTTACCTAGTTCTACTTATTCTTATGGGGCAACATTTTATGATGAAGCTTTAAGAAAAAGCGGAAATAAATACATAGGAGACATAACTATTGGTTCTTATAATGCAGGTACAAAAACCCTTGTAGAAAGCATTGATGTAAATGTAACTGGAGTCCAACCTTCTGGATCTGTTCCTAGTTGGGCAAAATACTATAGTATAAACTTAACAAACAACAATAAAGCATCTTCTTTTTTACAATTTGTTCCAGATATAATTAGATTTGCATACAAAAGTTCTGCTGGAATTATAGTATATGATCAAGATGAAGCCAGCCCTATTGGAGATTACTATGGCGTTGCTGTACCTTTAACTTCTCTTTCAGATAGAAGCCAGGGTTACGCATACACAGAAGGAGACCTTTGTCAATTTGAAATATACGATTATAACACTTCAACTTACAATGGATCATATACATTGCCTGTGATTACATCAATTGATGGATATATTATTGTAAATTCTCCAAAATCAAATTTTAATAATTATATTTCCTATCAAGGAAAAAAAGTTCAATATACTTCGGCATCTGGATCTACTGTAAATACATTTGTAAATGACTTCTTAAATGATCCAGCTCTTATAACCAATCCTAAAGTTGGAGATGTATTTTTAATTGGAAACGCACCAGTTGGAGCTTGGGCTGGACAATCAGGTTTTGTTGTTTATTCAAACTCTGGAACTTGGGATTTTTCTTCTTATGCAGTTCCTTACACGGTTGTTTATAGCTACGGAGAATATAGCGGCACAGCTCAATACCTTTCTGTTTCTGCTGGTATTTGGACTCCGTCAGGATCTCCTTCTGTTCAGTACTATGCATACGCTCCTGCTCAACTAAATCAACAAGTTTTTATTTGCACATTATATACCCCTAAAACAGTTCAAAGATCTTTTTACGAAGTTGCGTTTTTTGGAGAAGTTTCTGGAGGAAGCCTTTTAGCTCCATATAACGGCCTCTCTGCAAAACTATATGGAGACACTTATATACAGGGAAGTAACTCTGAGGGAGGTGCATTTAATGTTGTATCTAAAACAAATAACGAAAACAGATATAATTATTGGATAGAAAATAGCGGAAGAATTACCCCAGAAGATACAGTTGGACAAAAAGGGCTAACTAATCAAATACGTTGGTCTAACGTAAAAATACCTAATAGCAGTGTAAATGGATTATCTTCTTTTGATGCTTTAGATGTTGCTGATGTAGATTCAAACGCAGGTCCTATTACATCAATTATATTGTCTTCTAAAGAGGCTAACTTAGCATCAAGATTGGTTATTCTTTGCAATAGCGGAAGCTTTATTGGTTTAATTGGTCAGGCTCAAATTTATAGCCAAGATCAGTCTACTGCATTTTTATCTTCTGCTCCTGTACTTGGCACAATTCAACCAATTACTGGACAATGGGGATGTATAAGCCCGCAAGGTGTTATATCTTACAAAGGTATGGTGTTTTGGGCAGATGCATTAAACAGAGAGATTATCCAATTAGCTGGCGATGGAGCAACTCCAATTAGTCAACAAAAAGCTGGTTTCTTATGGAATCAAGTATTTAGAAATCTTCCTTTTGACGAGTCTGCTATAAGTGCAAAGAATATTAAAATAGGTATCAATCCATATACCTCAGAAGTATTTATTACTTGTCCTGCGCCTAATATTACTCCTACTCAATTCCCTGCTAATTGCGGAGAAAATAGATTAAATCAATATATAGGTGACAAGAAAGTTAGCTATGTATATAACTATCAATTAAACAGATGGGTAGGTGCATATGAAGACAATCCAGATCAATGGATAAGGGTGGGTGACGATGTATTTACTGTTGGTTCTCAATATTTAAACAATGGATTAAATCTATACAAAGAGTTTGATTCAACTCCAGGAGACTTCAACCAGTCGGCTAATCCAAGTTGTTACATATCTTTCCCAATATCGGAAGGATATCCTGCAACTATTGAACCTTTGAGCGTAATACTTATGGGTCAATTAACTACGACAAAAACAGTTGTATACGCAAGAGATAGCTCTACAAGTGTAAACAATAATTTGACTCAAGTAACTTGTTGGAATGATTCTAACTATGCTACAAGAGAGGGAGAGAAATTTGCGCCTGTATTAAGAAACAGATTAAGCAATAACGCTAACCAATCTCAAGTGCTATCTATATCTCCAATAAGTTTAGGTAGTGGGTATCTAACTGCACCATCTGTTGCAATAGGACCTCCAGATGTAGCTGGTGGAACACAAGCGGTTGCTGTATCTATAATAAATACCGCAGGTGAAGTAATTGGTTATACAATAACAAACCCAGGAACTGGTTATACTATAACTCCTGCGATATCAGTAGGTGTGCCCCCATCAGGTGGAACGCAAGCTACCGCTTCAATAAGCGTAGGTGTAGCTGCAAATAACACTTATGATTACCAAGGAATAAAAGGAGATAGAATACGTTCTAAAACGCCTTGGGTTCAGGTAACCTTCCCAGCTGAGCAACAGATTAATTTTCAAGGTGCAAGGCTTGAGGTGAAACCGTCAAGCGGACACTAAAAGAAAAGATGATAGTGCAAGAAAAGAAAAACCCACCATTTAGGTGGGTTTCTTATTTTGTATTATTATTAAGAGTTTGGATTCCAACCAAATCCGTACCAAGCAGGTAAAGCATTTTGATATGTTGCAGTATTTGGCATTGCTGCATTTAATCCAACTTGAAATGGAGATATAGGCGCATTAAAGGCAGATTTCATCCCAGCTGGTGCATTTATAGGAACGCCTGTTGTAGCAGGAGCCAAAGCTCCAGATATTGTACCATCTGAAATTGATTTAGTTGGGAAAGGATTGCTAGTTGTGAAACCGCTAGGAGTTGTTGTTTTTCCAGCATTTGCGTTCAATCCAGCTGTTGCTAAGCTAAGACCTCCTTGTGCGATAGACCCTAACCCTTGGCTTTTCATAGCAGAACCTGCCTGAGCCAAGCCTAATCCAAAGTTTTGTCTAGCTTGGTTAGTAGCTAACATATCAGAAAATTTAGTCTTTTCTTCTTGGCTCATTAAACCTCTAGCTTGATTTAAATTAGCTTGTTGTTGCTGTTGAAATGCAGCTTGTTGAGCAGCCAATTGAGGCGCAATAGATTGTAGCTGCGCTTGAGCACCTGCTCCTGCCGCCAAAGCTTGCGCACCAGATGATGCATTTCTTTGAGCATTAGCCATTTGTCCAGCCATACCTTGCTGAGCTTGTTGGTAAGCCATAGCAATAGCTGGGTTCTGAGCATTATATCTTGATTGAGCTTCAGCTAATTGTTGCTTAACCGTATCGCTTATTTCGTATTGTGGCCTTGCAGCCATAGCCTCTTCAAAAGCTCTTTGTCCTTTTTTCTGTTGTTGAGAACCAGATATGGTTTGATATAACCCTGATCCTAAACCTATTACTGCACCTGCTATTATTGGCATAATTCTTTATTTATTGTTTATATAATACGCTTTTTAATCCTCTTTAATATCGTTAATATTTAGGTTATCTATAGAAGAACCGCCTCTCATTGAGGCATTTCTAACCTTCTTAGAAACTCTAGCATCTTTGAACACTTGTTTAACTTGTCTATTATCTAGACCTAAAGCATACCCTGCTTCAACTAATTGGTTAAGTTCATATGCAAACATTTTAGCATTCTCATCTCTTTGTTTATTAACTAGATCCCTTTCTTCTACAGATTTTGTTTTATAGAAATCACCCTTGTATTTTCTTTGGTCTGCAATCCACATATCGTTTATCTCTTTTACTTTTGATCTTAATTTAGATTCAACGTCAGCTGTAGATACTCTACCTTGTACGCCTTCTGTAGTTATAAACTGAAGATACCCTGTTGCTGTTCCTTCTCTCTTTCCAGACTCAACTAGGTCAGCATATCTCATAGTTGAGGTTGCAATACCAGGTCCTGCTTTCTTTAAGATATAAGCTATATCGTCAATTCTTTTGCTAGCAAAGTCATCAAAGTTTTTATGGATTTCTACACCTTTAGAGTTCTCGTTATTTATCACCTCTAATGCTGAGCCAAATAAAATCTCCCAACCTAATACTGGCATAGCAACTTGTAATGCCGCACTACCCACACCAGATGCAATATTATCTGCATATATGAAAGATCTATAAGCTTGAGGGAAGATATTGAATGGGTCTACGCTTGATTCATTTCTGTATTCTACAGTTCCATCTTTATTTACTTTGAAAGAAAGAGATGCAAATTTATCATACTCAGGCAACAATCTTCTAAGTGCTTCATTTTGAGTTAACGTGCCTTCTGGTTTATTTATAATTTGAGAAAGCTCTTGTATACCGTTAGGTATTTCGCTTACAGAAACTTTTTCATCGTCATCATCTCCGAAGCCCATAGCTGCTCTCAATAAACTCATTAAACCATAATAACCTGCAAGTCCAGATATACCAGACGCTCTGGTTTTTATATCCATTTGTTTTTTCATTTCAGCATCTTTAGCAGCATTGTCCGACAATGTTAAACCTTCGTGTAACATACCTGGATTAGCAACTAATAAATGTGCATTAACAAAGTTCCTAATACTCTCAGACATAAACCTAGGGAAGGTTCCGAAGATACCCATTTTTCTTTGGATTAAGTCTATAGCTTTTATAGTTCTTGTATCAGTAACAGTTGTTAACTTAACTTTTCTAGCAGCCATTTCATCTGCTATTTCTTTTTGTCTTGCATCCAATTCATAATAAGATGTGTTATTTAATATAACAGCATTTGTATTTCTGAATATTTCAAACATAATTGTTTTTGGAATAGCATCACCAAGCATCATACTTTTTTTAGAAAAGTTTTCTACTTTATTTAATGCATCTGTAAATGTTTGATATATTGTTTGAGCTGGATTAGTAGACCCTTTTAAAGAAGCCAATAACTCTTTGTTTTCGCTTAACTCTTTACCAATTCTATTTATCTCTTCTAATTCTAAAGATGTATTGATACCTCTTTTTTTAGCTTCACTAAACATATTATTCCAATAACCCATAAATCCTGCTGGAGTATTTATTTGATTATAAGCACCAGATACTATTCTTGGGCTATAGTAAATAGCTTCTGGTATTGCACCACTTGCCATACCAAAGTATAGATATCCGTATACGTTTTTAATTTGAGTTGATGGAGAGTAAATAGTTTTAAACTTCTTGACGTTAGAAGTAATAAACTTGTAGTATAAATTACCTTCAATTGGTGTGTCAAATAAAAGGTTATACATAGCAGGAGTAATGCTACATCCTTTTAACGGACCGTATTTATTTACTGCATCCATTTCGTCTAATGCACCTCCTTTTATTTTCTTAGAATCACCTTTTGTTATTTCTCCAAGTTTAATCCATCCTGCTGGAGTTGGTTCTGAAGCAGATACAACATCACCAGACTGAAGACCTAAGTTTTTAAACTGAGCACCCATCTGATGGTTATATAACATACGAGTTAACTTCATTGCAGTTAATCGGAAGTTTATAGCTGGATCTTTAATCTCACCTAAGTATTCTTTTATCTCTTTAGGTAAAGCTGGATTCTTTTCTATATAATCTTTCATAGAAACTACAGATCCGCCTATTGTAAAGTTAACATCACCAGATTGGTTAACGTCTTCTATTTTTCTCATTACAGCATCTGCAAATTCACCAGCTTTTTTATTAACTTCAGCTAACTTATTATTCATAGCTGTTGCTGCTTGTTGAGTTGCATTAGATTGCATTAATGGGTCTGCTGCAAGTAAAGCTAAGTATGGTTCTTCGTAGTTCTTTCTATAGTCTTCTAATATTAAATTAAATCCATTGTCTAGAGTTCCATTCATAGCCATAGCTGTGAATATGCCTCTTGCTTTATCTCTTACATCTTTAGGCACAGATTCAAACCAAGGAGAAGTTTTTTGTTTTGTAAACAAACTAAATAATCCTTTCTTTTTAAGCAATTCAAATGCATAATAAGATGTTTTAGTGTAAGATCCTATAGTAGATGCTATTACTGCTTGTATCTCAGAAGGAAGTAACCCAGATCTTACAAGAGCCTCTTGAAGTGTAATAATGTTTTGTCTTGCTTGAACAACTGATTCTGCCAAATCTTGAGGAAGCATATCTACATACTTAACTCCAGTTTTAGGATCTGTTTCTCCAAGCATAGCTCTATTAACTATTGTATATATAGTTTTTTGTTTTAAACCACTTGCTTTTGCTGATTCTGTATTTACAAACTCTTTAATTTGTTTTGACAATTGAATAGCATCTTTGCTAATTTGCTCTACAACATAAGACTCTTCACCTTTAAATGTTTCTTGAAGAGATTTAGCTGCTTGGCTATTTCCTTGCGTAGCAGACAAATACATTCTTGTAAAGTTATTAAAAGCAGATTGTTGTTTGTTACTTAACTCTCTTACGTTCCCAGGGATTGGATTTACAGGCGCAGGTTGAGACATTCCTATTTTACCAACTTCCACTTGCTGAACACCTTTACTTCCTGCCCAACCTAAAGAAGGTTGAATAGCTTGTTTATTAGGAAGATGTTGTGTATCGCCTATTGGTTCTGCTGGCATAACAGTATCACTCATAACAACTGCATTGCCTTCCATATCTTTATTTACAACTGCTGCAAATCCTAAGTTTTTTGCTTGCTGTAGAATTGATTTATTAGCATATGTTTCTAAAGCAGATATTACTTTTTTATCATTAGCTGTAAATATAGCATCTTTATTCTTAACGTCTTGAGTTGCTTCTAGTAACAAGTTAGCTCTTTCCTCAAAAGGAATCTGTCTTCTTGTTTCTACATTTCTAGCCTCTATTTCACCGTATTTATTGTTATAGTTTTTATAGGCTCTTTCATAAGTAGATCCTATCTTTAAAATATCTGTTGCGTATTTATCATAAATAGCAAGTCTTTCCTTATGCAAATCAGAAGATCTTTGTTTATTTTCTTCATTAAGATTTGACATTAAGTTATTTCTTTCTGTTGATATTTCATTTAACCTTTTAGCTAATCTTCTTTCTAAAGGTTTTGATGAATCCGAAAATATCTTATCATCTATTTTATTTATTATAATATCAAATTCTTCTCTTGAGCTTGAACCTTGAGTAAAACCTTCTTGTTCCTGTATATAATGTTGTATCTCGTGATCAATATAAGACAATATATTCTCAGTTCCTTTTTCTTTAAGAACTTCTGAATTTATAATAATATGTTGATGGCCTGGCCCTGCTGATAAATAAACAGCTGCTGTTGTAGGAGACATATTGTATCTACTGGTAGGGCTAAATCTTACCCAACCTGTTTTTCCAAAAGCAACACTAACATCTCTTAAATATGGATACGCATCAAATAAATCTTTGTTCGATATTACATCAGGAAGTAATTTGTATGTAAACTCTTCATTAATGGCCTTGTCAATTATTCTGTTCAATTGAAAGTTGTCATACTTAAATTTACTATCTGTAACTTCCATTCTCCAAAGGCCATCAGCTCCAAGTTCCCATCCAGTAGCCGTTTTAATTGCTTGTTTAGATTTCTTTTGAGACTTCATTTTCTTAGCCACAAGTAGGTTATTCATATTCCTTGAAGCGGTCTCTAATCTTTCGGCACCTTTTTCGCCTATAATAGATGGTTGTATGTTTATTTTTAATCCTAATGGATTTGTATCTAATGGATATGTAGATTCATAAGGAACCTTAACCATTGAAGGTTGAATACCTTTCTTTTCAGTTGTTAATTCCAACATTCCATCTTCATTAACATCTGCATTATTTTCCGATACCTTATCAGTGTAAAACACATAGTTACCGTTTCCGTCTTCTGTCATATCATAAACGATAGGTGAAGCAGAAACTAAGTCGTCTGGTCTTGCATCAATACGTGGAGGCATATCACCATTAGTAATAGCATTACCATATGCTAAACCAACGAATGAATCTCTGTAGTCTATGCCTTCCATATAGTCATCGAATCTCTTCTCCTCTATATCTAATTGTTTATATGGATCATATACCATAGCAACAACGTCAGGAGTTCCGTGAGCTTCTTTTTCCCAACCTTCTGGAGCATACTCTTCATTAAATGGAATACGTGAAGCGACTCTAAAACCGTTTCTTTCATATATCTTAGTTAAGTAACCATCAAAGTTATCTAACTTAATACCACCAGCTTTAACAGCTTTCTTTAATACTTCATCACCTGTCTTCTCAGCACTTTCTTTGTTAGCTTTAAATACACCTTTGATATCTCCATCTTGAGAAACAAAACCATATCCTGCTTCTGTTTTAATAACAGTTCCTTGTTTAGCATCTTCTAAAGAAACATTATCTACTGACCAGTATTGCTTTGGATCAGACTCCTTAGTTTCGTTTAATTTATCTACAAACTCGCCAGCAAGAGAAGGCATAATAGTCAACCTCTCAGCTCTTTCAATTATTTCATTAAAGTCTTCAGAGTTCCAAGTTCTTGGATACATTGATCCAGCTGCTGAAACACTAACAGGAATAAAAGCTCCCTTAGTTCTGCTATCTAAAAATCTAGCTTCATCAAAGAAATGATTTACATAATACTTACCATTCAAAATAAATGGATTAGTTCCGTGGAATGCAGAGTTAAATTGTTTATGTTTAAACTTATCTACATTAGATTTATTTACATATTCACCTTCTGTCATATAAGGATCAACATAGAAGCCTGTCATAGCAAATCCATTATCTTTATATTTCTCTCCAGGAGTATCTCCTTTTAGTGAATTTAAAATATTTTTATCTAAATACTTATCGTAGAAACTAGGTAAATCTATATTTAATTCTTTTAATTTATTTTGAAAATCAGATATTTCTCTCTTTGATTTTACATTTATATTTGGAATAATATTACCTAAAATGTCTAATCTAAAAGCAAAAGATTCTTTCTTTAAGTATTTTTCAAGTTCGTTTACTAAGTCCCCAGATTTAATGCTTTTTAAATCAACAAGAAATTGGTTATATGATTTTATAGCTTTTGTTTCTTTACCATTTGATTTAACTAATCTTGCTTTTATAGTAGCTTTTGTTGCGTAGTCAAAAGCTTTCTTTAACTCAGTTGCATTTAGCTTTCTTTTACCTATAGCTTCTTTTATATTATCTAACATAAATTCAGCTCCGTGGTAATTACCTATGGTTGAACCAGCGGATTGTACAGTTACATAAACAGCAACAGGCATTCCTTTAAATTCTGGGTTTGTCTTATCTCTAACTTCTGCTGCGTGCCTAACAGCCTTGTAAAAATTTTTTATTTTAGAGTCTTCAGAAGCAGCAAATCCTATTTCATTATCAATATTATCTTTAAAGAAAGAATACGATATGCCGCCATCAATATACTTATCTTCAGATATAACCCCAACGCCTGTTCCGTCTGAATTTATAAATACAGCAGCACCACCAGATTTCTTAAGTGTATTAGCTAAAGTTTCTCTATTGCTAGGAACAGCCATTTGTATATTACTAGGAAGATTTGCATATTCCCAATTTATATCCATAGGAGTAAAAGAAGCTTGTATCGCTTTTGTTTGAGGATAATAACCAGATGTTATTACATCTCCGTTTCCTATTTCTAAATTATCTTGAGAATTAAAAACAGGTACATTTCTTGGATTAAATTCTACAGCAACACCTTGCTTAATTGCAAAGTCCATTGCTCTAGCAAAGTCTAATAAGTTATCAACTGTATATTCTTTATTACCCATCATCACTCCGATATTAAACATACCAGCTAGGTTGTTTAAGAATATACGAATGTGATCCATCATTGTTTTATTCTTTCCGTCAATTTGAATTTGTCCATTACTTACTCTAGAAAGAAACTCAACTATAGCCTCATTTAAAGGAGACTCTTTGCCATATTTTTCAACATCATAGCTGTTACCAAAAGCTATACACTCCTTGATTTGATCTCTAAACTCACTAGGCAATGTTTGATCTTCAGACATTATAACCATTTGGTTATACATAGCACCTCTAAGATCAGGTCTAGAATTAAACAATGCATTGGTTAACGGATGGTATCCTTCGTGATAAGCTGTATTAAGTCTACCTAACTTTTCCATCATAGGTACATTCAAGTGGATTTGATCTGTATTTGGATCATAGAATCCATCCATACCTGTTATATCTACACCGTTAGACAACATCTGTTCTCTCAGTTGATTCCAAGAGTCCTCAGTTGCGTGAACAGTAAATGACAAATTAGGCGCAAGCTTACTCATTGCTTTAACCATTCTTTGTGATTGTCTAACAATTTTTGTTACGACATTACTGCCCTTTCCTACATTAACATCTGCATTACTAGAATTAATAGTAATAGCACCTGGCATATTATCTACAGGTGCTTTTTTATTGTAAACACCAGAACTAGAAAGAACATTTTTAGCAACTAATTCGTCAGCTAATCCGTTTTCTAATAGAGATGCAAATTCATCAAAGGTATACTCCTTGTTGTCGTAAAAATATTTACAAGCCATAATTATGGTTAAAGATTATTAATTAGTTTTCGAACTCTTCTTTTTCAAATAAGTAAACTGAAAGTTTATTGTTTACATCAATTAACTCTAGTTTGTTTAAGAAATCACTATACTCAGCAACAGCCAATCTTTGGATTTCTCTATATTTTTTTAAGAAGTCAAATGTACAAGCATCTCCCATTTTGAAGATCTCATTAGAAATTTCCTCATAAATTTCGTATAAATCATACTCCATTTTATAAGCATTCTCTAAAATCTCAGGAAGTGTTTTAAACTCACATTGAGGTTTAGGAATGTTAGGTAACATAGGAACTACGTTCCAGCTAACCAAATACTCTTGTAGTCCTTGAGAGTGAGTTAACTCATCATTAGATTCTGCTAAGAAGAATTTACCAGCATTCATATAGCCGATTTCTGAACACCAGTTAGCGGCAGCTTGGTAGAAATATTGAGCATTATACTCTTGTAGAATTGTTTTTTCCAATAGTTTTACTACTGGTTGTTCTAATTTATACGGTCGCATTTTTTCTTTTTTTAGATTGAGACATTTTTAATTTTGTTTCTTCAGATAAAACAACGCCTTTCCTATTCGATGTTTTACCTTTTTTTGAAATACTTATTTTATTTCTTATTTCTTCAGAATGTTTTTTGCCATAATAAGGATTATTTTTTCCAACAAAAACACCTTTTTTTATTTCTTTTAATTTTTCTATAGTTTCTTTAGAAAACTTTTTACCCTTATTAGAATTACTTATCTTTAATTTTGTTTCTTCAGATAAAACTCTACCGTATGCTCCTTCTCCTCCAAATGTTAAATTACACAAAAGTCCACCATTATTTTTTAATCCATATAATGATATAAACTCTATTTCTTTTTTACAAGCTTCTTCCCAAGTTAAGTCGTCAAGTATTATTTCCACTTCATAATCTGTTTTGTTAACAATATTATTCCAAAAAACATTTCTGCCACTTTTTGTTTTAGCTCTTTTATAGTACCTTCCACTTCCTATGCCTATATAAAAAGGCTCGTTTTTATCCAACCTTACGTGTCTGTATAAATAGCATTTTTTAAATGGTTTCATTATGGACAGTTTTTATCTAGCCTTTGAGCTACACCTTTTGATTCAAGCTCATCAACTATTTTTGTAAAGTTACTAATTTTTTCGGAATTACTAAGCGTTCTTAGTTGCTCAGACATTTGTTTTTTCTGCTCTCTAGATAATCCGCCTTGTTTTAATTGTTCAGTTAAACTTCTAATTTGGTCAGCAATAGAAACAGCAGTTGCTACAGGCGCTGTTTGTGCAGCCGCATCTGTAGTAGCTTGCGTTGCAGTTCTAGTTGGTTTTGCAAATGTAGCTTTATTTGTTTCCATAAAGCTTTTAATAGCTCCTTCGCTTGCGTTGTTTCCAACCATAGCAGCAACTATCTTAGGTATTTCGTTTTCTTGAATACCTGCTTGCATTAATTGGTTAATAGCCCAATACCAAGGTCTTGTTACTTGACTTACAGATTGTGGCGCTTCAAATGCTGTACCTTTAAATTCAGCAGCAGCTCTATCTTCAGCAGCAGCTTTTTCTATTTCAGATTGACTTAATTGAATAAATTGACTTGATATATCTTTTATTAATCTTTGAGTCTCTGGATCATAGTGCTTAATAGCATTTGTATTTAAAGACACACCAACACCATTATTTAGCGCATCCGTTAATTGTTGTTCTATTTTCGCTTGAGGAACAGGAACTAATACATCCATTTTAGTGGCTCCATCTGCTAATGCTTTTGCCATTCTTTTCTTTCCGTCAACAACATTTCCAGCATTATCTAAAACAGGAGGCAATCCAGTTGTATTTTCAAATACCATTTTACCTTCTCTGATTTGTTGTGCCATTTGAGGGATTGTGTTGTCAAATGAGCCATCAGCCATCTTAGGTGCTACAGTATTGCCGCTTTTTAAATCTATTGTTTTGGTTTCAAATAAACCTATTCTTGCAATTGTATCTCTTTGTTCATCGGTATACATATTTGCAGGAGTCTCGAATTGAGATATAATATTTATTTGATCTGAGCTAACAGCTTTATCTTTTAACCAATACCCCTTCTCTATCATCTTCATATTATTTGAAGCAGAAAACGCCATATTGGTTACATTTTCTTTATCCTCTGTAGATGCTGTAGCAGTCCAAGCTGGATTAGTCATTAAACTAGCAGCTTCATTTAATTTAGCTGATTCTATAGCCCATTGAGCAGCAGATATTCCTTCTAACTTTTTATTTTCAGCAGCTTTAACGTGAGGCTGTATTGTTGCTACAAATCCCTTTAAACTTTCTGCTTGATTGTTATCTAATTTTCCTTGAGATAACATCTTGTCTACCTTTGAATTAAAGGCTTGAATATTTTGTGTGGCCCTATATAACGCATTACCTTGAGTAGGTGCGTTTAATACGTTTATAGCAGGCCCTAATTTAAATAACATACCAGATATACCTCCAACAAGAAAGTCTTCTGCTGTAGATCCAAATGAAGTTTTCCAATCATACTCTTTAGGAGCAATTGGCTTTTCTGTAATTAAACCCTTACTATATAAATCTAGTTGTTTTTGATAATTTACTTTTTCTAATTGAGAATCAATATAATCATTCTTCATTTTATCTAACACCTCTTCTGCTCCCTCACCAAAGAACCCTTCACCTAATTCAAACGCTGCTTTTGTCCACTGTTTCTTTTCGGCATTTAATATATTTTTAACCATATTGCCTTTGCCAACCCATCTTGATGGTATAAACGGAACACTAATAGCTTCTATGGCTAATGAAGTAGCTGTTCTTTTTAATGTATATGCAGCCAAATCTTCACCTGTCAATCCTTTGTTTAATCCCTCTTGATAATCTCCATCTAATTGTACACCTCCAAATGTAAGAGTTGTTAAGGCTGCATCTTTTAATTTATTACCTATGAAACCTGGAAGTTTTTCACTTGCAAACACACCTATCTTTCCTGTTAAATCTACAAGTTTAGACGTATTGTTCACTAATGTTGGCATTGCGCCTAGCTCAGTAGCTATGTATCCTTCAGTTGCGCTTGCTGCTACTCCTGATGCTGCGTTAGTTCCTATAGTTTCAGCTCCTTTAATTGCAAGCGCTTCTGCTGCCGCTGCGGATCCAAGTTTTGCTGTTAAGGACATTATGCCTCCTGTTAATGCCATAGGGACAATCATTTGGGCCCCAGATGTAATTACCGCATTTGCAGTATTTATAAATGGACTTGCCTTTATTATTGCTTGCATTTGAGCGTCTGGAGCTTCTAGCGTATTATCCAGAGTTCTTGAACCAAAAAAGGGTTGAGAAATATTTTTATTAGATTGTATAAATTGATTTGCAGCTTCTTTTTTGTTTCCAGTTAAAGCGTTGTATCCAGACATTGTTAGTCTAGGTATTTCCATTAAAAATCTAGTAGTAGTGCCTAAACCTTTCATAACAGTATTATATATAGAACTAGTTATATAATCAGGCTCACCTACGTTTTTATACATAGAGTTATTCTGAAGTAAAATATTTCCGCTTGCAGATTGGTCTATTTTATCCATATACTGACCACCAAGCATATACTTTACTGCATCTTTTATTGAATTTTCTTTTTCCTTAGGATCAAAATTACTTTGAGCCCAAATTTTATTTGCAATAAATTTTGCGTCTTTAGTTAAATCACCTGTTTTTGTATCAAATACTCCAGATCCAAAATCATTAGTCGGAGTGAATAAACTTTGAATAGATCCTATATCTCCATTTAATTGGCTTTGCATTTTCTTTGCGTCAGAGAATATAGTATCTGCAAATGGGAGTCTATTTGTTTTATATAAAGAATTAGGTATTGGATTTCCTTCTTCATCTAACTCACTTACCGTCCTTGGCTGCCTTCCAAGTATTGAAATGTTTTTTTCAGCATCAGACATTTCTTTTTTTCTTTGCTCTTGGAATGAACCCAATTGAGCAAAACCCGTTGGAGTGGATTGTAATAATGTAGGAACCTGGGAGACTTGAGGCCATCCAGAGTTCATAACACCATTAGTTTTACTCCACTTATCTATATACTCTTGTCTTCTTTTTTCTTGAATGTCTTGTTGTTTGTACCAATTATCGACATTAGACTGAGTATCATTTATTAACCTTGAGGCAATTTTTTTTATTGGCATATGTTATTACTTTGTGTAAATGTCAGGTTGGTCATCATTAATTCTACCATATACATTTAGCATTGTGTTAGTTTCTTGCTCTGCAATTGATTTATCTCTATTTAATAAATCAAATCCTCTACCTTGTGTTATAGGAGTTCCATCTGAAAATCTCAAATCATTAAGTAGTTTTCCGTTTTTATCTAACCCTCTGTAGCTTCCGTAAGGAACAAGCATAAGTTTCGTTCCTCTGATTTCTGGTTTTCCGTATATTTTCAAAGGCTTGCCCTCTTGATCATATGCATCTTTAGCATAACCCATAAGAACACCTTGATCTCTAAAATGAGATAATAATCTATTTGGATCAGTCTCTCCACTTCTATAGTCTTTTATAAGCGCCTCAACAGGATTTACATAACCGCTTTTTTCATTTCTTTTAGCCAACTCTTGCAATCTTAAATTGTATTGAGCCTCTGCACTTAAGTCAGCTGGTTTAACGTAAGAACCGCCAGCACCCAAATTGCTTTTTGCATATCTTAAAGCGGCTACTCTATATTTATCTTCAGGACTTAAGTTATCCCATTTTTTAGCAAACTCTGGATCATTTTTAGCAACCTCATCAAGTCCTGCTAATTCATATTGTGCAGCACTTTTTAAACCTCTATTCCCTTCGAAATGGTAAAGCAATGCGTCACTAGCTCCAGGAAAGCCACCAACTTTAACTTGTTGCTTAACAGCCTTTCCGTTCTTATTTACAATGTTTTCTTTATCTTCTTGCCCAACTTGTAATGATTCAAAATCTACACCCATACCGCCATTTCTTCCTGGTACAATCATTTGTCCAGGTTTCATTTTGTGTTCGTATGTAAATGGACCAGTTTTCATATAACCTTGAGTTCCTTCAAGATCTTTCCAGGCTTTTTGGTTATTTATATTTAACAATTCCTTATCTGTGTAACGACCTAATCTATCTTGGTTAAACAAAGTAGATGCATAGTCATAATTAGAATTTGGAGCAACTATCTCACCTGTTTCTGGATTATATATTGCCGACTTAATAGAATCATTCAATAATTGTTCAGAATTTAATTCTGGGTGATCCTTTTTAAGATCTGCTATTTTCTTTTCAGTATTTTGTCTGTATTGAGATATTGTACCTGCTAAGTTGTTAATATCCGCAACACCACTGCTAGCCATCATATATGCAGAAGAAGGACTAACCTTTCCTGACATAATTCCTTGTATTAAAGCATCTTTTTGCTTATTAATTTTACCTAACAATATTGGATCAGCTGACGTTCCAGTTGCTGCATACTTATTGTCAAACACACCAGAGATATCCTTAATACCTTGGTATAGCTTGTCTTGTTGTGCTTGCTTAGCTTTAGCTCTTAGAGCTTCTTGTTCTTGAACCTTGTCAAGAGCAGTGCCAATCCCTGAGATGTCGGTATAATAACCTTTGGCTATTTGTTCTGGGCTTAATTCTGCCATAAAATCTGATTGATATTGTTTATATAATACGCTTTAAGGCGTAATATTATTGTTTTCTTGACTATAACTTTGAGACAAATCATCAGTAGCACCTGCTAACTCCCAAGCCATAAGTGCTTTTAATGCAGCTGGAGACAACATAGATTTATAAGCTATTTTAGCTCCCTCTGAAAGGGTTTTCCAATTTGATAACAAACCTAAAGGCAATGCAAACGCAGCATCTTTTGCAGCAGCCATCTTATCTCCCTTTTGGTAGTTTTCAATAGCATCTGCAAACCCCAATCCAGAATTTAAAGCCATAGAGGCATATTTGGTTACTGGCTCAGGAGAAAATTGACCTATTGCAGAAGCGGCCCTTGCGGTATTCACTATTGGCTGAGTCATTTTTTTATTCTCAGATGCCATAGTTTGAGGAGTTTGATCTTGTTTAACTTTATGCTTTAGCCATTCCACCAACTGGTTATCCTTAGGAATAGATCTAACCTCACGCATCTCATCATTTTTAACCTGAGTGGGCGCAGGAGCAAACTGTTTAAGGAAATTAATTGTTTTTTGGTCTAGCTTTTTACTTGGCATAATGCAATGTTTATATATAAAATACGCTTTAAAAGGAAAGAAAGATGATAGTGCAAAGAAAGAAAGGGGGCTACAAACCCCCTACCTCTCTAAAAGTTTCCTCAACTATAGACATTTTACATTCCTCTTTATACTTTTTGAACTTGGCCGTCTTCCTGTCACAGAAGGTTTCTATTACCCTCCCTCTTGTGTACTGATCGTTAAGCCTGTCCTCTCCCATAACTACGCTAGGGATTAACCTAGACTGCTTGTCTGGGGTTATGACTATTACGTCTGCTACGTATACCTTTCCCATTATAACTCTTTGATTTTTAATATTATATAATCTTTTGTGTCGTCTGTTCTGATGAACTCGTACTTAAGTTCTGGAACATACTTGACATTATCTTCTATAATCCAATGCTGTTTCAAGGTGTCAAGGATTACTTTACACCAGATACCACACTTATTATCCAAGTCAAAGCTGGTTCGCTTAGCATAATACGTTATGGTTATGGCTATCGGTTTCTTTATCTTGGGCAGCTCCTTAAACAAAGGGGTAATAAAAGCCTTCATAGTATCTACGATTTTCTTTCTCACCGTGTAGTGAGACGATCCATATATAGCGTTATAACTAATATAGGCGTACTTCCTTTTGCTTACTGCTACCTTTGTAGGTACTGGACCGAAGTCAATTGTGTGAGTCTTACCCATCTAAACCTTTCTCCTTAACTTCTCGTTTGATTCTTTCTAAATACAATGCGAAGTCAAGTGCTTCCTGCTTAGCGTGTTCCAACCAATCTAATAGGCTCAAATCTGTACGATCTAGGGTTGTGTTATACTTTCGTATGCCTACATCTGATCTGTCCTTTAATTGGGTTCTAATAGCCTCTACAATAGAGTCCTCTTTTATTTGGTCGTTAGTTGTTGTCTGTGTCCACATAGTTATTCAATGTTTGTGCATTCGGTTATACATTCTGATGGATTTAATTTTTCTAAAGTTTTAAATAGCCTTTTCAATCTTCCTCGTGAATACATAGTTTCACTTTGGTTGCTTGCAGCATAGAGCTTACTGTAAAGTACATCTTGAAGATATTTGTTCCATATAGCTGCGTTTAAAATTACATTAAACTTTTTTATATTAGGTCTTCTATACCTTTTAAGAAATGCATTTATTGTATCTAATGTTTTCATAGTTATTTGTTTTTGTAAGTTTCTTTATAATATTTTTCTCCTTCTTCAAGCACATCTTCAAACCCCCACTTAGAACCTACATTGTGTGCCTTTATTATCTGTTGCTCAAACTTTTCTTTAGCTTTATTTAATATGGTATGCCAAGTTAGTCTATCCTTTGGCTCTTCCCATAGTTGTTCAAATAAGTATTCTACTGCTGTTTGTTGTTTTTTGTCGCTCATATTATTTAATTTATGGCTCAATAATGAGCCTTATAGGGTACAAAAAGTGGCATTTTGTATACATATAAAACACATTATAAAATTATTTTGTATAAATCTATGATGAAATTTTCCATCATAACTACCAAATCCATACTTTAATGTGATTTCTTTCCATCATAACTATCATAAGTGCTTGAATTTTTCCAAAATCTTCATTCAGTTTGTCCAGTTTATTTACTAATTTACTGGACATTTTAGTCACAATTCTACAAATTTACGTGACTAAATCCAACCGTCATTGCCACCTGAGCTTTTAGTCTTAACCTCCACTGTTCTTGGATCTACGTATGATTCAGACATCAACAAAGTATTCTCGTCAAAGTCATAGACAACATTTGTATAGTTGCCAGATCCTCTCTTATTGTAGCATCTAATATAGCCTATGTCTTTTCTATACTCGGTAAGATTATCAAATGATTTATCGGCATCAACAATCTGAGAAAGATAAATAGCTGCATCGCTATTATCAATAACCTTCTCACTTCCTCTAATCTTATTACGCAAGTCTCTTGTATCTAATGCTTCGCCTCTTGATGCGTGAACAATTAGAAACACAGCAATGTTAAATTCAATAGCTAATTCTTTTAACTCCTTAGTGTGTTTATTAGCTGAAGCTAACTCGCTCTCGCTACCTTCCATCATTGACAATCCATCAACAACCAATATATCTACACGGCCTAATCTCTCTCTTGTATCTAATAGCGCTTGACGATAATGGTCAGAGTTCATTGAACCATCAGAAGAAACCATAAGACGACTACCATACATCTCAACGATATGCTTTTGGATAAAGTCTCTAGCACCTTGCTTCTCTAGTTTATAAGCTTCTCTTACTGCTTCACTTACTGAACCTTTATACGATCCGTTGAATGATTGATTAATAGTTCTATCTACAACTGAAGATGGACTCATCTCCATTGAACTATACAATCCTACTTGCTTACCTTCTTTAATGTTCTTTAATAAAACCTGCTGACAGAATAAAGATTTCTTGGAACCTGCGTAACCTGCAACTACGACAAGCTTGCCACGTAGCTTTCCTTTCAAGTCGTTATCCATATTACTAAAGCCTGTCCATACTGGGCTTGTCTCATCTACTTGCTCTCTTTCCCAATCCTCAATGTAATCAGCCAATGGTCTGAACGATGCCTTCCTAGTTACTTTCTTTTTAGCAATGGTATCGCTAGCAGAACGCATCATAGTTTTAATCTCTCTCTCATCTATTGGATTGCCAGATGCAACATTGGCATTCTGAATGATTTGATAAACAGCTTCTGGGTATAAACCTTTCTCCAATAGCATTACCGCTTGCTTATAATATTGGGTATTTCTGTTGCCTTCCATTGCAGGAGCAAAGAATCCTTCTAGGTTTTCTACGCCTAAAGAAACTACAATCGCTCTAGATGTAATACTATTCCATAAGTCGGCAAGCTTGTTGTTATACTTTGGATTATAACCAGTGGGTGGTTTCCAATTACTTCTTGGTTCCTTAGCTAAATCTCTAATCTGCTCATCGCTAAGTTCCATAATCTCTTGGTAAGAAACAGGAATCTTATA